CAATAGTCTGGTCGGACACGCGCTCACGGCTGTCCTTGGTACCAGGGGTACCCCAGAACTTATAGCGGTCTAACTGAACGGTTTGACCAGGCTGACGAGTGAAGTCATGAACGACCACAGGCTCGACTGCCATTTCTGCAATGTAGGCAGGATGGGGACGGTAAAGTTCCGCACCCAAGATTTTTGGAAAATCGTTATCAATGAACACTTTTTGTTATCCTCCAGAGTCTCAGGAAGGTAGGTTATCGGGTGAAAGATTTAGACATTTATATGTCTTATCTAACACAAATTTTAGCAGTCGGTAATTTATTCAATTACCGACAAACTATCACTCCATTACGAATAATTTATTCGCAACAACTTGGGGCTGAGCGTGATTCAGAACACGCCAGGCATTCTGGGGATCACGAGCCAGGGTTTCGTTAAAATCTCCCCAGAAATTACCGGGTTGCTGAGGAGCAGCAGCAGCCGGAGGAGCGGGCATGAAACCCAGTTCAGGTTGTTGAATCTGCTGGGTGGGATAACCAGGGGTTTCCAATTGGGCCTCGCTTTCGTACACAGGATAAGGACCTTCCGGACCAAAGAACTTCAGCGTGTAATCGCTGAGCACGTCAGGGTTGGTCAGAATTTCGTTATAAGCGAGGTTCTCTTGGTGCTCGTTTACAGAAAATTCAGCGTAACCCTTGACCGCCTCACTTGCGCGGTTTCCCCATGCGACGGCGCTGTCCAGCATTGTTTCCAGCTGGAGTGCGTAGTTGTTCAGGATTGACGGGGCCTCGATCCCGAACGCGTCCATCACCTGGCGGGACTCCTGGCTCATTCCCACCAGGTCCGCGATTGCCTCCAATGATGGAGTCGAGGAGGTTTGGGAAGAGCTGGGCGAGTATGCCTGGCTGGGATATGAGGTCGGCGGAGCCGATTGTGGCGTAGCTTGGGGGCTGGTCAACCCGTAGTTTGCCGGGGTATAGGTCGTCGGTGCCGACTGTTGACCCTGGAACGGGGATTGAACTGGTGCGCTCAGAAGGTTCACCACCTTGTTGAACGCCGATTCCCACGGACTCGAGATTGATTCCGCCGTCTGGACCGAGGGGGATTGGGGGGCGTACTGAGACGGCGCGAATTGGTAATTGGGGCTCGCCTGGGGCACTGCTTGGGGGTAACTGGTACCCACCTGATAAGCCACTGGAGCCGCCTGCACCTGAGGTGCTGCCACCACGTAGCTGCTTGGAGCTACCGCTACGGGCGACGGTTGGCTCGTCTGTGGGATCGATTGGACGGTAGCGTCCTGCATAACTCATCTCCTTTTGTAGAGCTTCTAAAGTTCGATACAGATATGGAGTTAAATCCAATCTTGGATCCGCAGCCATCGGAAGATCCGGTGATTGCGGGTGGGGGGTCTGCATCATTCCTCCCACTAAGCGAGCAAACTGAGAGTATGCACTCTGTAGTTCGTTCACCATCCTGAACGGGAACCCAGATAACATCTCGGCCCGTTCCTCATCCGTTTTAGACGGAAAGAGGTACTTCAGTGCTTCAATGCTATCAACACCTAATTCTTGTAGATTTCGAACAACAATGGAGTTGTTCAAAATATCTTGTGTTGAATCCTCGTAAACAGGACCCATCCATCTCCAAAGAATCGTTACGTCCCCATCTGGAATCAAACCAGTAACACCAGGTGGGATCTGTTGGGTTTGAACAGAAGCAAGCATTAACTGCTTGATTTGTTCATTAAAGCCGTCAAGTGCGGCTTCGTACAAATCCAATTCATCTTGGCTTGCTCCTTCTGCTGGATCAATTGGTTTTTCAATGCCAGCGGCAGCGGCCAATGTTTCTCGGAACATGCGTTCCTCTTGAAAAATAATTAATTCCAGGCATCGACTGATGCCGTGGGTATAAATAGAATTTGCTTTTTTCTTAGATGTTGCTGCAACTCGCCCAAACAAAGATTTGTATTCAGTAGCAGTGACGCCAGCAGAAATAGATAGCTCATCTACGCCACCAAGAGCGGTACGAATTTCTTCTCTGTATTGACGGGCAAAAGCATTTTGATCACCCGTAATAGCATCAGGGACAATATAACCAACACGGTCGTTTGGTTCCAGGTTTGCAATTACGCGTGGCACACGAATCTGACCGTCAACACCCCGAGTAATTGGATCTTGTTTAAACGTAGAACGACTATAAGAACTTAAGCTGCCAAAACCAGAGTTCGCGGCAATTGACGGACGTTGTACCGCACCATCAGTACCCGACTCCATTAGGTCCGTCTTAGGACGAGACGACAGAAGAGTAGGGTTACCAAAGAAAGTAACGTTCTTCCGCATGGTGCGAACCAAGTCATCGTGCGTCACGATATGGTTGGCAACTGCATCAAACTCGCCATAGCCTTCCATGGCAAATCCCTTCGGGTTGTTGAAGATCTCAACGCAAGGGATAAAACCTAAGGAGTTTTTAAAAGTTTTGGTTTTTCCAGGATTAGCAAAAGAAGGCATCTCGAAAGACATCTCTCCTTCCGAGTGCGTTTCTTCAATCTGTTTAGCTTTAATTGAAAGTTTGATATAACGTTTAGCGCCTTGATCTGCAGTCGTTGCACTGCCGGTTACGTTTGTGACATTGATATTATCACCAAAACCAAAACCACGACGCACCTTGTAGCTGTAGATGATGATCACTTCCTCCAGCTCACCATCTACGTTGTAGAAGCTGCGATATTCGTGCTCACGGAAATAATAAAGCCTGTAATTCTGTTTGGTTGGACGGATATAAAACAACCCTTTGCCGTCACATAAAAAGTAATCCCAAATGGAATCCAAACGGGTATCGAGCTGGTTGTATTTCAGTACGCGATCAATGAAATCTTTACGCTGATTACCAAAGTTATCTTGACCAGGAAAAAATTCAACACCCTGACGAATGCCAAACAATTTCATTTGCGCCAGGTGGGAGGCAACAACGCTCGTGTCAACAATAGCGTTACCATCTTTCTCGATATACGCGTTGACAATTTCTTGCAGTCTGGCGCTAGAGCTAGTTGCCATTCACTTGTTGCTCCGTTTCTTTTTTAATCTTAGCAGTTTTTTTATCTTCTTTTTTCTTCTGAAGCCAACGACCAAAAAAGGTTAACTCAGCCGGAGTGTATAGCTCCGGATGCTTAAGCGCTTGTTTGATCAGCTTCTTTGTTTTCACATTACGCCCCCAAAGTAGAGCCCTGCTTGGCCAAGTTGTGGCCCACGATAGAACTGTGAATTTGCCATACCTGCCATGTTGCCGATGGCATTAGGAAGATTACTGCTACCCATAGCCATTGGAAGGCCCAAGGGAGAAGTGCCTGGCATTGGTTGGGGGCCGGGGCGTCCGTACACATCTTCTACTGCCTCCTTGCTTTCACCAGGAAGAACAGGTTGACCCCCTGGCTTTTTGCCAGGAATTTGAAAAGCTGACCCAAAAGGATTGCCCGCCATCATGGGAAGACGCATAGCACCTTCGTTACCCAGGCCACCGCCGTAAAACCCACCTGGTTGAGTTGTATAAAACATTTACTTCCGTATCAATTTTTTTATTTTACTCGTCTTCTTCTACTTCATACAAAGATGGATCAGCAACTTTTGAGATGTGGATGCCATCACCTTGCATATCCCAGTTCACAATATCTCCTTCTTTCCAACCGAGTTCTTCCATTAACTCATCTGGGAAAGTGATAAATTGCTCACCGTTTTCGTCTTCTTCCACCTCAAGAATGTAGCTCATTTTGTCAAAAGCTTTTCCATTAGCTTATCAAGTTTGTTATTAATTTCGCGAAAATTATCATGCATTTCTTGAATTTCTCTTAAGAAGTCCACCTTTAAAACGTAGTCCAAAGGCATTCGATTGATTTGATCTTCCAAGATATCAATCCTCCGTTTCTGTGAATTTGTGTAATCAAAAGCTTGTTGAATATCTTTGTTTTGGCGAGCTAAAATTTTATTAGCAACCCAAGTCCCGCTGCTAACCGCAGAAACAACAGCAGTAAAAGCTAATGCCAAGTATTCAGGACCCACGGTTTAAACTTACTTTTCTTCTAATTCTAAATTTAAAAATCAAGATGGAGTTGCCCTTTCCTAGCTAAACCTGTTACTAACCATACCAACGCATCCACACAATCGTCATGGCTACTGACGCCGAAATTCGTGAGTTCCTCGAAGAGATTTGTGAAATTCCTGAAGCGGTTGAAGATGATTTTTCGATCTTCAAACATGCCAATGATCCCCCTAAACCGTGCCAACTTGTCCGCACGGAATCCTTTAACGGGATGCCAAATCAAATTGTAGAGACCTTCGTTATTCAAACAAACCCGTTTAAAGTCGGCTTCCAAAGATGCTTGGTACTGGACGGCTTCTGACCAAATATCACACGTAGAGTAAGTCGGGAAATAGTTATCGTTAGCATCTTTACCAATGATGGACCAGTCATTGAGTAACTCTTTCATGGCGTCTAGTTTTTCCAGATTACCCATGACCCGGATACGACGGTAATCAATGATATGAATACGATCTCCGATGCGACCGCCTAAAATCATTACCGTGTAATCGTTTTTTTCTTTTACGCCTGCAGATAAGTCAACACCAATTCCAAGTGTATCGAATTCAGTTGAGATCTCTGCTTTAACAATTAATTCTGGTGCCAGAGATAGTTCGTTCTGTCGAACGACTTGATTCATATATTGAAACGAAAAAGCGATTGGCGCTTGGCGTTTCTTTTCTTTTAAATAATCCAACGACCACATTTCTGGCCAGTAAGATTCCTCATCACCAGTAACCGGATCAGTTTGGATGGCAGAAAGAACAATCTGTGTCCAATTGTTTTGTTCATTAAATGTAGTGGAGTGAATATCATCATGCCTAAAGCGGGTGCCAAGGCATATAGCCCTGCCTCCTTCGAACATGGTAGGTGCGATCACCGCGTTCCAATTATCCTGCATCATTTTCCGGATGTCAGGGTTGGAGATATCCGCAGCTGATTTGATGGCGTCATCAATCATGACCAGATGCGAACGCTTAGAGGTCACCGAACCTTTTAGACCAGCAGCGCAGAGCGTGAATTGTTCATCACCGGTTACGTCAATACCAGCAAACTTATGGTCAATAGACCAATACTCATTACTGGTGACATTTTTTAGTAACCGAACAGTAGGGAAAATTTCTTGATATTTTTTGCTTTCAATAATCCGTTTAATTGTTGCGGACTTAGAACGTGCAATATCAACCGTATAGGAAAGATAAAGAATCTGTAGAGGAAGCTTGGCTTGTGCGTGAACACCAATCGCCCACGCAGTTAACAAACCAAGAACTGTACTTTTGGCTGAGCCCCGTGGAGCAAGTAGATCAACGTTGGGACCAGCAATTTTAATTAAACAGTTGCTGTCCTCCCCTGTAATGAAATGGCGGTGCCAATCCAAATGATGTTTAGCAGGTTTCTTTTTTTCATCCATGTACTCACAGAAGTAACTGAAATCTTCTCGAGCACGTTCAATTAAATCTAAATTTTTCTGTGGCTTAACGTTGTATTTTTGCGCAGCAGCTTTTGCATTACGCCTATACGCAAGATGAACGTAAGAGGGCACAGGATTAAATCGGAGTATTCCTAAATACTAACCGAAAGCTTTAATCATGAAAGGGATTTCACTAAACCCTTTACTTTGTCTTCTTGCGTTTCTGTTCTTGGTATTTACGAGCTTTATCTAACGCTGACCGACGTTTTTCTTTATCGGACATCTCAGAGCCGTCTTCGTTTTTGGCTTCTCGTTTCTTGAAGTGCTCAAGAAGTTCAGGAGGCATTTTATTTTTAGACATTATTTATCAACTCTACCGAAGACCACGGGCACGTTGTATGAGTTGCTGATACTCAGGGCTACCTGGTTCGGGCATACGAGTACTGCGACCAGGACCAAAAGCAATGCCAGAACGCAAACCTCGAGCCGGACCTTGACCAGTACCGCCAAAGGGCGCACCAAAAACTGTTGCACCACGTTCCACAGCGCCGCCTGGGGTTACTTCTGCAGTCTGACCTGTGCCGCTTTGCAGATCACGGAAAATCTCTTCTCTACGCCCGGTACGGTCCCGCTCACGAGTGATTTCACCACGGCGGAAAGATGATTCTTCCAGGCCGGGAGGAAGTGGTGTACTGCCACCGGGGGCTTCCCTTGGGAACATGGAAGCTTTACCTGTTTGACGCGAACGCATCTGCGCTTCGGCTGCACTATTAGCTAAACCTCGATTCTGTGTTGTAGCGCCCATAGCTATCGTTTTATTAAGTAATATTTTAGGCGAATTAGCCTTACTCTTCTAGTTGCATTCTAGCCCATACACTCATCGAAGCTTCTTGCAAAGGACCCTCAATAGGATCATCCTTGAAAATAAACATTAGTTCGCGAATTGCTCTATCAGCACCAGCCATTAATAATCCTTTACGATCTCTAGAGGCGGTGAACTGATCGATTTGTGCAATAGCACCACGTAGTTCCTTTTGCATGCTAGCAATACGTGCTACACCTGCATCACGCTTAACTACTTCTAGTTCAACAGCATCCCGTAATTTGTGAATGTCCTCTTGCATTTTTTCAATTTCATACAAGAGGGTTTTACGGTGATCTGCTTTTTTATAATTGTCGTTAATCCAAAGATCACACGCAACAATACTTCCCGTATACCCAAGGAAGCGGGCATACAGGAAGCACTCGATAATTGAATTGTTCTCTTTAACAAAAGAACAAAAAGATTCTTGAATAGAAGAATCAAGGTCGTCGACCCACTGGTCGAAAATTTTAATATCGATAAGCTCGTTGGGCCTGACCGTAGTCACGCTCTTCATCCTGTTGGCGGAATCGTTGTTGTTGCTCAGCAGAACCTCGTTGTTCTGCCGCGCCTTTACCGATGGTTTCTCGTTCTTGAGCACCTGATTCCTCCATTTTCTTCTTTGAGAACTCGTAAGCTACACCAGCTGCCTGGCGATATTTGTCGATATCAAACCAGTCATCTGTGCTGTAAGTATCGCTGATATCGCTAGAAGTTGTTGCAGCCATTCTAGTAACTCAAATTAGAAGTTGGTCGTCATATCAGAAATTACTCATCATGCCGGCCAGACCAGTGCTAAAGATGTCGCGACGGCCTTCAACGCTTTTTTGGCGCTGCTGACGTTGTTTAGAAGCTTCCAGCCTTTCGAGCAGTTGCTCAAACTTGCTGATATCAAAATAATCGTCGTTGGTGTTGCCAGCAACAGTCATGACAGTTCCATAACTAATTAACTAATTAATTATAATAGGTATTTTCTTAGAAACTAAAAGAACCAACCAAGCTCTTATAGATGTCGCCCTGTGCAGCAATTTTTTGCACTTCTTTGGCGCCTTCGTTCTTAAGCTTTTGGGTTTCCTTATCAATTTCACCTTGAAGGTTAGTTAACCCAGCACCATACAGGAACTGACGTGAGTCACGTACGTTCTGAAGTTGCTGTTCCACTTCTGCAGGAGTTCCTTCAAACTGATCCGCAAAATTTGGAAGAGTAACTTTTGTACGTGCTGCCAAATCCCCGCCATAAGTAGGCAACAAATTCTTATCAAATTTGAAATTGCGTTTACCAGTACCAACGCCTTCAGCGTCCTTAAGCTCGTCACCATACATGGTGTCATAGTAAGAGTCTAGATAGCTGCGATTAAATTTTTTCTGATACTCCTGACCTTTGTATAGGGATTCTTTAAGTTCATTAACCGTTTGGTAGTAACCCCCTTTAAATTTCTCCAAACCAGAAGCCATTTCTTCTTCACTGGCTTTACGACCTAAAACTTCTTCATATGCAGCACCCAATCCAGTTTCAAAACGTTTAGGTGCAATTTCTTCTGAGTACAGTTTGGCAAACTGATTAACATCACCTTCTTTACCAAACATGTCATATTTGGTTGTGTACTCACGCAAATAATCTTGAGCTTGACTAAAACCAATTAAACCACTACGTAACTGTCCTTCAAGTGAAGCCTTAAAGGGATTATATCCAGATTCTGCAGATGCTTTACGAGCAGCTTCTGCAGCTGCTGCAGTTTGCTCTTTGGCAGTAATTCGTTCTTCTTCTCTGGTTGCTTTACTTCGATAAAACAAACGGTCGGCTTCTGCATACTCAAGTCCTTGTTTTTGAAGACCATAAAGCTCGGCGTCGCGTTTTGTTTGATATGCTAATTGTTGTTCCGCCAGTGTTCTATTAAACGATGCAGCGTCTGTAGCGCGAGCGTCGGCTTTAAGATCTAAAGCATTACGACGTTCATCTGCAATTCTTTGTTGTTCAAGTTGAGTTTTATAAAATGTTGCTTGACGAGCAGCTTCTTCTCGTTCAAACTGAAGTTCTTGAGCCCGAGTTGCAGCTTGAATTTGGGCTACTTTCTCTGAATTATCTTGAACCCTTCGTCCGCCACTCATATCTAATAAATGCTTGTTGTTTTTATTTTAACTCAAGCTTTATCCATAAGAGCTAAAGCCAGCAGAATAGTTGCCAAACATCTTATCTAATACACCACGGTTAATGGCGACTGCTTCTTTAATGCGTCCTTGACGTTCTTTTTCTGAAAGCTGACGTGCTTCTGGTGACAAGGCAATACCAATGCCTTGACGTTGGCGATAACCTTGCTCAGCTGTTTCCATTGGATCTTGGAAAAATGCTTTAAATTTACCAGCGCGTTCGGCTAGTTGTTGGTTTTGAGTATTTAATAAACTGTTATTAGCAAACGCATTATCTGCTACACGCAAATTATTACTGGTGTCAATAACGGAATTCAATGCATCCATTGATTTACCGGCAAGCCCGCCACGTATCTCACCGGCTTGGGCAATTAATCCGCGTTGAATATCGCCTTCATTTTTAGTTAAGAAGGCATTCATACCATAAGTATAATTATCAGTACGTGCATCTTGAGCTGCCTTAACATTCATAAGGTCAGCAATTGATCTATAACCACGGTCTAGGCGATTCTGCCCCATAGCCATCGCTGTGCCATACAGCGAAGCAGTTGCAGCCATGTTTGCGGCATTTGCTTGAATCTGAGCAGCATTCCGCTGGGCTCGACCTTGAAATATGCCGCCGACAAGGTTGCCGATAGCACCTATGCCAAAACCTCCAAAAGTTGCCCAATCAAATGCCATACCACCGCCACTGTTTTTTAAAGGTGAATTCGTTAAAAATGAATTCGTTGTAGAGCTGAGATAATCTGCGGCAGACATCTCAATTCCTCCATGGGTTTATTTTAAATCAAAAATATGTTGGAGCTTGACTGCCTTGAACAACAGGCATATTCATAGGAGTACGTGCAGCAGCAAACGCTGCCGCTAAGCGATCACCAGAGCCAGCAATCATATCAGCCGCATAACGTGCAGCTTCTGGTGTACCGTAAGGATTCATGGACATTGCAATACCTTTGGTTAAGTTTTCAAGTCCACTACCCAAAGTATTAAACATTAAGGATTTCCAACCCTTACGCGTTTGGTATTTATCAAACATTTCAGCTTTGCGTTCTTGTTCTTCTGGAGACATATCTTTTTGATACATATCCATCAAACGATTAACAAGCTGTGAATCAGCAGAACCTTGGCTAAAGAAACTTGGACCAACCAGTTTTTGTACTTCAGGGTCTAAATTTTTAAACATTTCAGCCCGACGGTTGAGTTCATCAAACTCAAATTGAAGCTGATCAGGACCCATTGGAGAAGTAGATGTTCCAAAAGAAGTAAACGGACGAGTACCGGCTAAAGGTAGTCCGTTAATGTTTTTAGTGACTCCAATATCCGAAAAACTCGTAGCCATGGATCAACCCCGGAATGCAGAAGAAGCGTACGGATTGCTGGTCATCATGGTCCGCAGGTTTTCACCAGCCTGGGCCTGAGCACCACCAGCAAGCTGGAAAGCATACTGCTGACGGTTCAGAGCACCAGTCAATTGACCCAACTGTTGGTTCAGTTGCATCTGACGTTGCACGTCAGCGTTCTTCATTTGATTAGCAATAGGCAGCATGGCCTGGGCTTGCTCAACCGGGATATTGACACCAGCTAAACGCAGCAACTCAGCCATCTCGCGTTTTTCACCAGTCAGGTTGCTAAGACCAACGCCACCTGGTGAAGTGCCGGGAATCAAACCGGGAGTCTGGCCTGCTTCACGCTGTTGTCCAGTAACTGCACTAGCTAGGTTGCCAACTGCTTGCGCAGCTTGGCCAGCAACACCGCCACCAACAGCGCCACCAATAAGGCCGCCCACCGCACGAATACCAGCAGAAGCAATCTTTCCTCGTGTTCCTGGCATTGCTGTTTGCGCAGCCTGAGCCAAGCCACCAACTAAACCGGCACCTGCAACACCACCACCAATCTCGCCAATACCGCGAGGAATTTCGCCTTGAGCAAGGCTACCTAAACCAAAAGCAACAGGAAGACCAAGACCAGCAACAAGTTGGCCCGTACGACCACCCACAACATTGCCAGTTGCTTCGCCAGCGCCTCTAAGTTTATTGATTAATTCTTCAAAGTATTTACCACGCGCCTCATCAGCAATTACCTGTTCCCCAGCTGTTGGGAACTTTCCCTGGCCAGGGGCAAACATACTGCTACCGGCAGTGATGCGATCAATGGGAGTCGACGGTCCCATCATCCCCTCCATTGGGAATTGATAATTAGCCATACCCTTGTACGTTCCTATTTAAATTAATTTTATCAGCCTACATACCTTGCTGATAATTTTGAAGTTCTTCTAATTTAGGGCGATTAGCGCTAGCAATTACTTCATTAATCAGATTGCCGGCAGCAACGCCCGCTAAAGAACCCAACCCACCTGCAACAATTCCACGTACAGCCCGTTGCCGTGGTTCGTAATACTGTTTAACCGTTTGACCGCCGGGGGTTTGAACCCTGCTCTTGATCTGTGCTTCACGTGCCGCAATGGAACCTGCGGCAAAACCACCAACCATCGGCAGTGTCACCGGGAACCCAAGCATCCGGGCCTCTGGGTATCCTTGAAGGTTTTCAGAGGTTGCCTTAACAATACCAAGATCTAACAGACCACGTTCGTTGTACAAGAAGTTTTGGTAGTTGGCGTACCGTTGCGGAGTAAGAGAAGGAATATCTTGTTTGGCAGTTTCGTACTTAAGGGGTTCTCCGGTGCGGCCCATAAAGAAGCGGTCAACTAATTCTTGTACAGGTTGAGCTGTTTCCCTCCGATCTTCTGAACCTGGTTCTGAATAAGTTTGGGCGTAACCCTTGGGACGGAACATCTCGCCGGGGTTAAGTAAGTTGTAGGTACCAGCGGCTGCTACCGCAGGTGCGGCAATTGCGAGTCCAGCAGCAGCACGCGCCGTAGGAGAAGGAATCGTATTAACACCGACCTCCACACCCTTCTGAGCTAACGACAAGGGATGGTTGAAACGCCACCAGTAAGTTCGACTACCGTCGTTTGCAGCATCCACCACAAGCCTGGACACATATGCCCCAAGAAATTGCGCAGGTGTATCTCTAAGAGTGACACCACGTTTTGCAACTTCCTGTTTAAAACGAGGATCTAAAATGCTCTGGCCATACCCCAAACCGGTCGTGGCGCTTGTACGTTGAGCTGCATCAGCTTTACGCACTCCAGTTTTAATATCTTGAAGGATATTTTTAAGCTGGAAATTCATCGTAATGCACCGCCACGCATGATGCCGTAAGGATCAAGAGAGGGGTCTA